ATGGCTTTACAATGTCAAGGCATTACTGCTCCTATTTAAGAAACTTACGAGAAAAAATTATTGAAAAGATAACCTATGGTTGGTGGATTGCCATACATACTGTTGTAGATATAGGAAGTATTATTGGTATGTTGATTTGGTATAACAATGATAAACACTTTTGGGTTGCTGTTGCAATACCTATTTTTATTATTCTATGGTACATACCATTGTATTTAAAAAAAAGAAAAAATGATAACAATATTAGCAAACGCCCATAAAATAATTCATGAAGCAGAAAAAAGAGTTGCTAAATGGAAATAATAACAGGCATAATATTAATATTAGGAGTAGGTATAATTATTGGTTGGTATCTATCTAATATGATAAACGGTTCTAGATACGAAAGTTTATTAAAAAATAGTGCAGGTATGATGACAGCAACTAGAGAAGTGTGGGAGAGAATAATTAAAGCTAAAAGGATAGAACAACATGGCATTCAAGAAAAGGATGTTCAACAAAACGCCAAGAAGAATACATCGAAATAAGGGCGGACGCAAAAAAGGGACAATTCCTATCAAACCTATCAAAGTAAAAAAACCAAAAACACCAGTCTGGTTTCCTTAAATCGTTGATTTTTATAACTAATGACTATATAACAAATATAGCATGACAACTAAAATAGAAGATAATAAGGTATCAATTCAAGAAAGAGTCGCACAGAGGGTAGGACAAATTTCACAGCCAATTGAACAATGGCTGGACAGATTAGTTGCGAAACCAGAAAAGTTTAATCCTGAAAACTATAAATTAATAGAGTATCTTAAAAAGGAAAAAACAAAAGGTCAACACGCAAGAAAACTTAAAGAATTATATCAAGGACAATACGATGAGATCTTATTTTATCTTAAAGCAAAAAAGAAACCATTCGAAGAACTCAATGATGACGACCAACAATTGGTAGAGTCATACAACGAATTTAGTAAAGAAGAATTACAATTACACATTAAAACATACGAACATATATTCAAGGCTTGTGATTATATGATAGATATAGCTAATGCTAATAGAAAATCAAGGAAAAGAAAACCTGTTAATAAAGCAAAAGCAATTTCAAAATTAAAATATAAACGTGAAGACGATAGGCTTAAATTGATTAGTATAAATCCAGAAGAAATAATAGGCTGTGAAGAACTATGGGTTTATAATACTAAAACTAGAAAGATAGGATACTACGTAACATCTGTATATGATCCACAAGGTCAAGAAAGAGATGGTACTGGATTAGGTGTAAAAGGTACGTCGATAATTAGGTTTAATCAAGAAATTAGTGTACAAAAAACACTCAGAAAACCCCCAGAACAGCTACCACACTTTATAAATGGCCCTAAGACTAAACTAAAAGAAGACCTTGATGATATTAAAGCTATGGGCCTAAAATTAAATGGACGTATTAATCCAGACGTTATATTACTTCGGACTATTAGATAAATAATTGCATATGAGTATACGAGAAGACATAATTTCCGTTAAAGCTGGACTAGTTACATTGGGTAATGCTATAGAGAATATAACTGCCTCTGTAGATGAAGCCCCTACTGTAACAAATGTGGATAAATCAATCAATTTTAAAGGTACTGAATCCAATGCCATATACGGCAAAGGGCTACAATGGAGTGGATATGGAAATACTAAAACATTTAGTTTCCAAGGAAACCCTGACAGAATTTGGAGTAGCAATAGTATTGACCTACACAAAGACGCTAGTTATTCTATAGATAATACAGAAGTAATAAATGCAACTAGTTTAGGACCAACAATTAAAAGTTCTAATCTTAAAAAAGTAGGCGTTCTTGAAGGTTTAGCAGTTAATGGTAATATTAACTTAGACTCATTTATTTTCTACGATGCAGGCTTTATGAGACTTGGTGTAGGAACTGATATTCCTAATGGTCAATTATCAGTTTCATCTAATGAAGTAGAATTTAGAGTACAACCTAACGAAGACAACGCAGAAATAGGAACTTATACAACAGCCTCATTAAAAATTCAAACAGATAATACAGACAGAATAACAATTGGTGCACATGGTGATGTTCAAATTGGAACACTAGGTGGCCAAATGAAAATGAATGTCTACGGCAAAGTTGGTATAGGCGTTAATCAAATTGCAGAAAACATATCATTAGATGTAGACGGACCAATAAGATTTCAAGGCAAACGATTCCACACAGGTACTGAAGCACCATCAGAAGGCGCACATTCTCAAGGAGATATTACATGGAATAGTAATCCTACTCCAGGTAACGTTATCGGTTGGGTATGTACAAAAACAGGAACACCTGGTTTATGGAAATCTTTCGGCACTATCGGAGACTAGAAAATCAAATTAACCTTTGGAGTTGGTTGGCCAAAATAGGTCCACTAATTGCTCTTGTTATTGTTTTGCTAGTAGTCGCATTCGACTTTCAATCATTATTAGAATATACCCTAGGGCTAATATGCATTTTATTTGCTATAATTGCCGGAATATGGTGGTGGTGGGTTGTAGGAACTATACGCAACTTTGTAAAATTAAAAAAATATGCTAGTGTTAAATTTGCTGAAATTACAAAAGAATTAAAAAATATTAAAGTTGATTTAATAAAAGCTAGAAAAGAAAGAAGAAAAGAGCATAAAAAACTTAAAAAATAAGTTATGTATTTAAAATTTCTTTAAGGTATTTTTTACTCCAAAATGAATAGTAATTTGTTTCTTTTAATTTAGTTCTTGCTTTTTCTAATTCTTTTCTTTTTTGTGCTAATACAACATTATATTTTCCATTACTTGATATTGCTTCTCCCACATACGTTTTTCTTTTACGATGGTCAGGATAAAACACATATTTTGGAAATTCTGTATTAAGCAATCCGCATAAAAATTTTAATTGAAATATAGAAAGCTCATCATTAAATATAAAAACTGTTACTTCTTTTTTTAAGTGTTTATTACGAACAAAATCAAAACAATTTGCTAAAACATCTTCTTTACAAATAACCAAATTAAAATCTGCCTTTTTAGCATATGGGCAAACAGAATGACCATCTAATTTTTTAGTAGGAGTTCCAATTGCTTGTATCCAATTCTGAATATGGTTGTAAATACACATAGTAACAGTATTTAAGCATGGTAATAATAGGTAACGGCGAAAGCAGAAAATCAATCAAATTAAATAGCATCCAATCTGAAATAGTTGGCTGTAATGCTGTCTTTAGAGATTGTATAGTGGACCATTTGGTATGCGTCGACAGAAGAATGCTCAGAGAAGCAGTAGGTCACGAAAACACTAAACACGCCATGATATATACTAGGCCCGATTGGCTTGATATGTATACAGGCATTTTTGAAGTACCAACCCTATTTTATGAAGGGAAAGATAGACCTGACCAACCTATGCATTGGGGAGCAGGACAATTTGCACTTTTAATAGGTATTGAAAATTGTAATGATGGAAAATTAGATATTATAGGATTTGATCTCTATGGCAAAGATAGTAAAGTAAATAATGTTTATAAAGGCACCTTAAGTTATAATGATCCCGATACTGATCCTGTAGATCCGCGTTATTGGATATATCAAAATAAAAAAATATTTGAAAATTTTTCAAATATAAAATTTAATTATTGGGTAAATGAACATTTTATATTACCCCCAAGTTGGAAAGGTATTAAAAACCTTAAAATTAAAAATATTAAAAAATGGTAGAATTTAATGAATAAAATTATTTGTCTTAAACAAGGAACCAAATACGGACCAGACTATGTTAATACTCTACATAGTATGATTAAAAGATTTTGTACAGTTGAACATGAATTTCTTTGTTTTACTGAAGACAGAGCAGGTTTAGTAAATGATATAAAAACTGTAGAACTACCAACTGGATATCCTAAAATATCAGGATGGTGGTATAAGCCTTTATTAATGAATCCTTTATTACCTCAACTACAACATAGTACAGTTCTTTATATTGATTTAGATGTAATAATATTTAAAAATATAGACAACCTTTTTCATTACAAACCTGGTTCTTTTTGTGTAGTAAGAGATTTTAATAGATCTACTAATAAAGAATGGAACAGATTTAATTCAAGTGTTGTTAGATGGCAAACAGGACAACATCCACAAGTTTATAATGAATTTATAAAAGACGCAGGACATACAGCAAGACGATTTCACGGCGACCAAGATTGGTTATTTGCCAATGTAAAAAATAATTTTGAGTTTTGGCCGGACGAATGGATAATGAGTTATAAATGGGAAATGAGAAATAGGCCCCCATTAATTAGACGACAAGACGGTATTAGAGATTTTAAATCACCCGGTCACCCCACAATACAGAAAGAAACAAGCATAGCTATATTTCATGGAGATCCTAATCCTAAAGTATGTTGTGACCCGTGGTGTAAAGAGAATTGGAAATAAATATAGTACAAGGAGACAAATATGTTTTTAACAATAGCATTTATAGTTGGATTTGTTGTAGGATGGTGGGTAAACGAAAAAGTTGAAGATTTAGCTGGTTTACTTAATCCTTTTAACTGGTTTAAAAAGAAAAAATAATAATTAAAAATCGCTTATACGCTTTTTACTAGATACAGGCATATCTAGTATTTTTCTTTGCTTGACACCTTGCTCTTGAGCAAATTTCTTAGGATTACATTCATTGCATACGTGTTTATAAAAATTAGACAATCGTTTCACCTCTATACTACCTTTAAGTCTAGAGAACATTTTTGAACAAGAATCACACTTAAAAGAATATACTGTTTTTGTTCTTTTACATTTGTGTTTTTTACCTAATTTACTTGTTCTTTCTGCCCAAGTTACTATTTTTTCTGCACTAATAAACATACGTTATTATTTACATTAGGATTAATAAATTTACCATAAATAACATTAACAGGAAACATAAAAATGGCGATATTAACACTTACTGATTCTGCAGAGCAGAAGATTAAAGATCTTTGTTCACAAAACAACAAATATGCAGTAAAACTAGGAATTAAAGGCGGAGGATGTGCTGGTTTTTCCTATGACTGGGGTTTTGCAGAAAAAAATGAAATTGACAAACGTGACGAATTAATTGAATTTACTGGTGGAAAATTATTAGTAGATTCAACAAGTATAATGTTTTTACTTGGATCAGAATTAAATTTTGTATCAGAAGTATGGGGTTCATATTTTGATATTACAAGTCCAAAAGTTAAATCGTCATGTGGTTGTGGAGAATCTATAACTTTTGATATGGATAAGGTAAATGGCTAAACAGATTATTAATATAGGTATAGAAGGTAACGATGGCACGGGTGATGCGATAAGAGACGCATTTCGTAAATCGAATGAAAACTTTACAGAACTATATGCAGTATTCGGGCAAGGCGGTCAAGTAACATTTACATCATTAAGTGATACTCCTGATACACTTGGAGGTTCCAAAAACATTCCAATAACAAACGATGCCGGTAATGCTATCGAAATGAGACAGCTTACTGGTGGTATAGGAATGGCTATTGATACAGCCAGTGATGCATCTAAAATTATTTTAAACAGTACAGGTGCAACAGTTGCCTCAGACACTCAACCATCATTAGGTGGACCTTTAAATGGAAATAATTTCGCAATAGGTAATGTAAAAGTAACAGATACAGCAGTAACAGATTATAATTCAACACATGGTTCAAATATTACTATAGATGATCTTGTAATTACAAAACAATATGCTGACCAAAGATATTTAAAAGTTTCAGGAGGCCCTAGTGGAGCATCAGGCCAATTAAGAGTTAGATCAGAACCCGCAGATACTACAGAATATACATTAACAATTACTGCTTACAATAGTGGTGACCTTACAATAGCTAGTCATGGTTTTGACACAGGATCTAATGGATTAGCTTTCATTTATAATTCAACAGGAAATGATGCAGTAAATTTAACATCAGCAACAATTTATTATATTAGATATGTAGATGGAAGTACTCTTTCATTACACGCCAGCCAAGCAGAAGCAACAAATGATAATGATGGTACAAGAGTTAAAATTGTAGCTAGTGGAGGTACAGGAACTCAAACTATAACTGATGCTGAATTAGATACTGCTTTATATGGAAATTGGTTAAGTTCAGAAGCACTTCCTAGAAAATCTGTTGTCCGTAGACAAGGTGACAGTATGGATGGTGCTCTTAATTTGCACGACCACCCAGGAGCAATGGCAGGTCTAGGAGCATTATATCCAAACGCGGCAACTTTAATAGAAGCAAATAAAGAATTTTTAGCAGATGAAGTAATGTCTTGGTTTGATGCTAACAATCCAGGAATTCATAATGCAACACGTCATGAAAAATGCGAAAGAGATACAAAATTTAATATTGATGCGTTAGCACATGATATAAGATATGGTGGTAATTCAGAAAGTATAAGAACTTCAAAATATTATTGGGAAGGTGCTTCATCTCAATTAGGTAGTGGAGAAATTGCATACGCAACAGCAGTTAATAATAAATTAAGAGATTTTATTAATACAAATATTTTACCACAAGTTGCACTTTCAACAAATCAAAGTCCAGTTGTTACAACTCAAATTTATAAAACTAAAACTACAGAAGCAGGTGCTACTGCAAAAATAACTTCACTAGTTGCAACTATTGTTGATATTACTACAAATGGTTTAGATGTAGTACCTAAAATTCAAGACGCTGTTAGAGATGGTGATTTACAAGCGGCAACAAAATTTTATGTAGACGAAGCGGCAGAACATTCTAAAAGTAACATATATGTAAACACTAGCGGTGATGATTCAATGACTGGAATACCTCAAGACAGATGGGGAAGGTCTTCTAGTTATGCTTATGCTACTGTAGGTGCGGCTTGTAAGAGAGCAGAAGAAATAATGAAAACTGCTCCGTTTGAACCAGGTCCTTGGGTACAAACTCTTACATATAATAGTGGAGCAAATAATTCTACAGTATTAACTCAAGGTGTAACAAACAGTAGTGGTTATACAGCAGTAAAAATATTAGTTGAAGCTAATAGACAATTTATAATTCAAGAAGCAACTGCTTATACAGAAAGTCAATATCCAACTCACACAAACTTTAGAAATTTATGTATTAGAGATTTAGGTTATATGCTTGATGGTTTAGTTATAGATATACTAAACGGTTTAAATGCAAATTATCAATCTGTACAATGTGGTGAAAGATTTTATAATAGTAATAGTGGATTATATGCAATCACTACACAAAAAGCTCATACATTGGCGGCGATTGGTTATGCTAAAACAATAACAAACAATGTTTTAACAAATACAGCACCAGGAACTTTATATCAAACAAATTACGGACAAACAATTAATAATGGACTAACAGTAGATGCAAATGGATTAGCATCTGCTCAAGCAAAATTTACAATTATAGAAGGTATTATTACTAATGGATTAAGCACGGCTCCAGCTCTTGTTGATGGTAGTACAATTAGTCTTACACTTAATAATGGTAGCACAGGAAGATTAGATGCCAATCAATTAAGTCAACCAGATTTAATTGCTGGAAAAATTGTTAGAGGTAAAACTTCTAAAGCAATAGGTAGAGTGGTTTCTGTAACTGCAGGTGCATCAGCAGATACAATTGAAGTTGATTTATTAGAACCTAAAATGTTCTCCATTAGTGAAGAAATGGTATTTGCTCAACCAATTAGAGATAAGCACATAGCAATTAAAGTTGAATCAGGTGTATATTACGAAGATTATCCAATCAAATTACCTGAAAACGTTTCCTTACAAGGAGATGAATTTAGAAGAGTTATTATTAGACCAAAAGACAGAGTATCAGAATCTCCTTGGGTACGAATGTATTTTTACAGAGATACAACATTTGATGGTTTAACAATTGCAACACAAAATTATGGTTATCATTATTTGTCAGATGCAAATAATTCTGCTAGTACTCCTAAAAACAATAAAGATTTAGATGTACTTTTAGTAAACAATTCTAGTATTATAAAAAATATAACATTTCAAAATCATGGAGGCTTTTCTGAAGTATTAGATCCTGAAGGAGCAGTTTATACTAAATCACCTTATACATTTGACGCGGCTTGTTATTCTGCATCTAAAAATGCTAAAACATTTAGCGGTGGAATGTATATTGATGCATTCGCAGGTAATTTACCTACAAAAGTAACTAACGTGGTTAGTCCTTTTATATTAGACGTAACAAGTGATGCAGGAACAGGTTTAAGAATTAGAAAACCTCAAACACCTTGTCCTTTTTATATTGCAGGTAATAGATATCAAATTAATGCAATAAAAAGTTATGATGGACCAAATGGAACAGCTCAATTACTTCTTGATAGTTCTTCTAATGACGGTAATGGATTTTCTGAAGCAACACCTTTTAGTATTGATATACAAACAGCAGGTAATAGATCAGCTTTAGCACACGCATTTACTCAAGTAAATGATTTAGGTTATGGCTTTGTTGTTAATAATAGTGCATTAACAGAATTAGTATCCTGTTTCACTTATTTTTGCGAAACGGCATACTTTGCCAACAGCGGTGGAAAAATTAGATCATTAAACGGTTCTTGTTGTCACGGAACATACGGAATTGTTTCAGCAGGTAGTGATCCAAACGAAGCAATTGATCCTATAACATTAACAAAAGATATGGTTCAAGCGGCATTAGTTCGCGATGACGGAGTAAATTTAACTCATCCTAGTGGAGCATTATCAATTTATGTTTATGATTTAGATACTGTTGTTACTAATAATTCAGAAGTAGAAATAGATCACGGTGGCGTAATAGGTGTTACAAGATATGAAGTTACAACTGTGGAAGCATCTGCCGAAGTTGCTCCAGCAAGTACTAGAGATTCAACAATTTACAAAATTAATTTAGGAACAAGTGGTAAAAACGAAACATCTACAACAGGATTAAAAGTCGCTCTTGCAGATGATCAAACAGTAACAATTAGAGCAAATTCTCAATTCGTCTTTAGTGATGTTAATAATACAGCACCTTCTAAACCAACAACTGCTGTAGTATTTGATGAAACAAGTACTATAACTTACAGAAGTATTTCTTATTCAACATCAAATCCAGTTGGTGTGGCTTTACCGGCTAATACTGCCTTAATTGCTTTTGATGACGTTTACGATTATGTTAAGATGTCTCTTAATGAAACTGAAGCACAAAATAATACTCATGCTGGTTCAGGAACAACAATGGGTCACACAATTGGTGACGTTGTAATTGCAATTAACACAATTCCAGAAGCGGCAGATATTGCAAGATTAAACAATGGCGATATGACATTTGGTTGGGATGGTAAAACTCACAAAGTTGCAAATTACGTAGATAGAACAACATATGCTACAGTAGAAATTACAGATGTATCAAATATTAATCCTACTCCAATAGGCGCAGGAATTCACAGTGCAATGACTGGATATGCGGCAACAGATGGAGGTTCTCCTACATTTAGAGTTGGATTGTCTGCTACAGAACCAGCTTCAATTACTGTATTTGTTTCAACAGCAAGAGCATCAAATCATGATTTCTTAGATATTGGAACAGGTGGTTTTAATACTACAAACTTCCCTAATGTAATTTATGGTGATGCAACAACGGCATCATCTCAAACTAATGAAACTGTTGAAAAATTAAAAGGTAGAGTTTACTATGTTAGTACTGACCAAGATGGTTTCTTTAGAGTAGGAAAATATTTCACAGTTGATCAAGCAACAGGAACAGTTTCATTTGCGGCGGCAATTGCAATTAGTAATTTAGATGGTATAGGATTTAAAAGAGGTGTTGTTGTAGCAGAATTTAGTACAGATGGTTCAATGGTAGACAATTCTACTGATAGTGTACCAACAGAATCAGCTGTTAGAGAATATGTTAATAGAAGATTAGGTTTTGACCATGCAACTACTTTAGTAGGAAATCCAATTGGAGCAGGTACTATTGCTAGAGACGGTTCTATTCCATTTACAAATCACATGGCAGTTGGTGGATTTAAATTAACAGGTTTATCAGATCCGTCTTCGGATCAAGATGCAACTACAAAAAGTTATGTAGATAATATTATATACGAAACAGATCAAATAGAAAATATTAGAAACGTTAATATTGGAAATTTAGCTGAAGCACAACTTTTAATATTCAATGGCAAATACAGAATGTATACTGTACCTGCAGTTGGTGGAAATTTTGCAGTTAGTGATACTTTTACAGGATCAGTAACTGGTGCAACAGGAACAATTGTAGATGTAGAAGTTCTTGTATTACCTGGAGCGGTTAATGCCACAAGAATTACTTACACATGGACATCTAGTCCTACACAATTTACTACAGCAGATACAATTGATACTGGTGGTGGAGTTACTGCTCAAGTTATAGATACTGCAATAAATGAAATGGGTAATGCAGTTGTTACAGCTTCAGATGTAGAAATGACTGCAAATAGAACTGCAACACAAACTGAACTTACATTTAATATTGCATCAAATGTAATTATTAATGCAGATGTTAAATCAGATGCCGCAATAGCTCAAAGTAAGTTGAATATGAATGCCGCAACTTCAAGAGCAAATGCTTCAGGAATTAGTCAAGCAGATTTAGGACTTGCAAGTTTTGATTCAGGTGACTTTACAGTTACTAATGGTTGGGTTGAATTATCTTCTTCTGGTATAGACTTTGCTGATTTACCTCAATTAGATCAATACCAAGCATATGGACGAACTGATTCAGGTACTGGTGACGTAAATGCAGTTACATTTTCAGATATAATTTCTCAAGGTGGAGCAGTAGTTGATGCTGACTTTACTACAGAATTAGATGCCGCTAGTGATCCCGGTGAAACACTTATAAAAGAAAGTGCTGGTGTTTACAAAGTTACTAACGTTACAAAAACAGGAGAAGTTAATAGTATAGTTAAAACAGATACAACTGGTGTAACGGATTTAGCAGGATTAAAAATAGATGGTAATCTTGCATTAGATAGTTCCGCATCTACACTTAATATAACAACTCCTGGTGGAATAGATTTTGCTACTGGTATAGGAAGTACACAGGCTAATACAGTTACTTCACTTCCTGGTAGAAGATTAGATATAGGTGGTGCAGATGCATCAGCAAGTAATACTCAAGGTGCTAGTGATGGCGCTCTTGCAGTGGATCATATATACACTAAATTTATTGAATCTACAGGAAAAGCAAACAATCCAACAGGAATAGCTATAGGTCAAAGTAGTGCATACGTGTCAGACACTGATGATAGTGCTGAAGGAAGAGTGGCAATTGTAGCTGATGGATCAGTTCCATTATTAGTTACAACACAAGGTATTGTTCCTGGTGATGCCAATATGACATTTAATATTGGTGATTCCAGTAGAAGATATAATACAATGTACGCAAATATATTTGATGGAACAGCAACAAGATCTCTATATGCTGACTTGGCGGAAAATTATACAGCAGATGACAATTATGAAATAGGTACAGTTGTTATATTCGGCGGAGATAAAGAAGTTACAACTACTCAATTATCTGAAGATACAAGAGTAGCTGGAGTTGTTTCAGACAAACCAGCATACTTAATGAATTCAGCACAAGAAGGTGGAACACCAATTGCTTTACAAGGTAGAGTTAAAGTTAAAGTTACTGGAATGTGTAGAAAAGGTGATATGTTAGTAACAAGTAGTGTTAGAGGACACGCTTCATCTAGTCCTGATCCTAGAGTTGGAACAGTATTAGGTAAAGCATTAGAAGATCATATGAACCCAAGTGTTGGTGTAATAGAAATGGTGGTAGGTAGAGTATAATGGCACAACAAATTATAAATGTAGGTACAAGTGCAAACAAAGGTGATGGCGATCCGTTAAGAACGGCGTTTACAAAAGTAAACGACAATTTTACTGACGCATACACTAGAATAATTGCATTAGAAGGTGGCTCATTAATTACAGACTTTAAAGGTTCTGTATTTGCTGATGATTCATCAGTTATGATTGATGCAGTTAATGGAAAAGTTGTTGGTCCCGTAGAAACTACTACATTAAAAACATCTTCAACAGTTACATTGTCAAATTTACCTACATCAGATGCAGGATTGGCAGTTGGACAATTATGGAACGATAGCGGAACATTAAAGGTGAAACAGTAATATGGCAAATAGGATACCACTAGTAGTAGATACATCGGATGGCAATAAAATAAAAGAATTGCCAATAGGCGATAATTTAGATTTAGCTAATTCTTCATTAATTGGTGTTAATAATATAACAGCCACGAGTGTAAGTTTAGGCTCAAATATTTTTACTGGATCATATACGGATCTTTCAAACAAACCTACTATACCTACAGATATTAGTGATTTAACAGATACACAAACTTTACTTGGACAAGGTGGGGGTGGTACAACTTTTGTTAGTACTGGTGGTGGCGCTTGGTTTATAACAGGTGACGATAGTGCAACAACTACTATGTTACCAGACAATACATTAAAAATTGCTGGAGCAGGTAATATTACTACTGCAACTGCTGACGTATCGGGTACTACTACAGTTACTATAACAGGAACAGAATCAATTAGATATAATAATAACCAATTTGAATTAAATGATGGTACCAACTGGGTACCACTTACAGATACTACATATACATTTTCAGCAGGTGACGGAACTGATGCAACTGAAAAATTACTTCGATTAACAGGTTCAGGACAAGCTATTCAAGATATTACACTTAAAGAAGGAAGTAATATTGCTATAACTAGAACTTCAAATGAATTAACATTTACAGGAACTGATACAGATACAACTTATTCTGTTGGAGCGACAACAGATGGTAGCAGTAATGTTGTTTTAAGATTAACAAATTCTAGTGCTTACACAGAAGACGTTAAATTTTCAGCAGGATCAGGTATTGGTATAACTCAACCTGACTCAGATACAATAACTATTTCAAATACTGCAACAATACCTAATGTGTTTAAAACTATTGCAGTATCAGGACAAACAGATGTTGAAGCAGATGCTAATTCAGATACTTTAACTTTTGTAGCAGGATCAAATGTTACTTTAACAACTGATGCAGTAGGAGATAGTATTACAATTAATTCTTCTCAACCTACTCCTCAAAATTTATTTCAACAAGTTACAGGAGATACAGGTTCTTATATAGCCACTCTTGCTACTGATGTTTTAGCTATAGAAGGTGGTACATCTATTTCTACGTCAATGAGTGGTAATACTTTAACAGTTGAATACACAGGTGGACAAGCAGGTGCACAAAATGACTTTGGTGCGTTTGCAGTTACAGGACAAACTACTGTTACTGCTGATCAATTAAGCGATACATTAACTTTAGTTGCAGGTACAGGAATAGCAATAACAACAGATGCTCCTACTGATTCAGTAACTATTTCAAATAGTGCTACATCTCCAAACTTATGGGAAACGGTAGCTGGTGACACAGGATCTACTACTGCAGACTCTCCAACTGATATTTTAGGAATTGTTGGTGGAACAGATATTAGTACATCTATTGCAAATGATCTTTTAACTATTAATTACACAGGATCAGGTTCACAAAATCTATTCCAATCAATTGTAGTAAATGGACAAAATACAATAACAGCAGATTCTACAGCTGATACTTTAACCGTAGTAGCAGGCACAGGAGTAATATTAACAACTGATTCAGCTACTGACACTTTAACTGTTACAAACTCTGCACCAAACATAGTACAAGATGCATTTACAAGTATAGTAGTTTCAGGACAAAGTAATGTTGTTGCTGATTCTAATGCTGACTCTGTAGGTTTTGGAGCTGGAACTGGTATAGAAATAACTACCAATGCCGGTATTGATGCAGTAACGTGGACTAATACAGCTCCTAACGTTGATCAAAATATATGGGCAACTATAACAGGTGATACAGGAACTACAACTGCAAACACTACAACAGATAGTATATCAATTGCAGGAGGTACGGGTATTACAACGGCTGTATCAGGAGATGTTTTAACTATTACAAATAGTTCACCTAATGTAACTCAAAATTTATGGGAAAATTTTTCAGCTGATACTGGAACGACAGCGGCAAATACTGCAACAGATACTTTAACAGTATCAGGTGGTACTGGTGTAGGTACAACAATAGCAGGAGACACTTTAACTATTACAAACACATCTCCTAATGTAGTTCAAAATGCTTTTACAACTATTGCAGTATCAGGACAATCAAATGTAGTATCTGATTCATCAACAGACACATTAACTCTTGTTGCAGGTTCAAATATATCTATTACAACTGATTCAGGTTCAGATGAAATTACAATTACTTCAACAGCTAGTGGTGGAGGTACTCCAGGTGGTAGTACAACAGAACTTCAATATAATAATGGTGGTGCTTTTGCTGGAGATAGTGATTTAACATGGGCTTCAGGAACTAATACATTATCCGCTACAAATATTATTGCTGATAGCATAGAAACAGCTACTATTTCAGCACCTTCCGGTTTAGCAGGAACATATACAATTTCATCTCCAACAACTATCACATTAGATCCAGTTAGTGAAGTCATACTAGATGCTCCAATAAAATTACTTGGAAAAACTGCGACTCAATTAGCGACTTTCACTGCAAGTGCTGGAACAATGGTTGCTGTATCGGATAATAGTTCCAAACCAGCATATTACGATGGATCAAATTGGAGATATGTTGCAACTGATGGAGCTGTATAATGTCAATGCCCGATCCAGGTGCTCCGCCTAAACAACCTAGTAAAGAGTACGAAGATAAAATAGAAGAGATGAAAGCAAAAATGCGATCATCAAGTCCAGATGATAATTTTGAAGTTATTGTTACAGTAAAAAAAGGTGTTAACTGGGAAGTACTTCATAATGAACTTACTAGAGATACTACTGCCGATCCAAGTGTAGATTCAAATATTATACCAGATAGAACTGTTGATGTTATTAAGTTAAAATCTACTAATAAAAGAAATACTCATTATAATTTAAGTTCTAACGAAATAAAAAAATTAAAAAATGATCCAAGAATCGAAGACGTTGAAGCACCGGTAGATCCAATGTTTATAATACAACGAAAATATCATGATGGAGGATTTGAAAAAAGTTCAAGCCATAATAGCAATTATAGAAGAGATAATTGGGGATTATTAAGACATTGTTCTAAAACTAATAATTATGGATCAAGTACTTCAGATCCTGGTGGTTCATATGATTATGTTTTAGATGGTACAGGTGTTGATGTTGTGGCTCAAGATTCTGGAGTTATAATGGGACATCCTGAATGGGAAGATTCAAATGGAGTTAGTAGATATGATATGCATGATTGGTATGCGGTATCTGGAATATCTGGAACTCAAGCTAATGACTTTTATTCATTAACCGATGGTTCTCATGGATCTCATGTTATGGGAACAATTGCAGGCAAAAACTTTGGTTGGGCAAAAAATTCTAAAATTTACAGTATGAGGATGTTTGGATCTGGTTCTATTGGCGGTTATGATGGTATGGACATAATGAGAGGTTGGCATAATAATAAAAATGATCCAAATCATGCTCTATGGACCGGTACACATAGACCAACTGTAGTTAATATGAGTTGGGGTTCTGGCGTCAAATTTTATGGTTATGATGTTGGCTTTAACCTTTTGGGTTTCCCAATAACCGGTGGAAGTTATCGTGGAAATTCATATTCTATTAATAGCAACAGTGATATGAGAAATAAAGGTTTAAGTTTTTATGGTTGGTCTGACGCAATGAACTCTGAACCTTATGCAGGTATTAATACTGCGGCTAACATTGCCGAGGTCGAGGAAATGATTGATGATGGTATTGTTTTATGTATTGCTTCAGGAAATGACGGTCAAAAATGGGATCTTCCTAGTGGAGCAGATTGGGACAATTACATTACTCTTGGAGCAGATAGTAACGGCTATCTTCCCGACCAATACAATTGGTCAGCTTGGGGAGGAAGCCCTGTCTCTGGAAATAAGTATTATTATAATAGAGGAGGCAGTCCTAATCCGAATTTTAATAAGGCAGGTCAGGCTTTTGTAGTTGGGTCAATTAATTACAATCCTCATAGTTCTACTAGGGACAGAAAAAGTCCTTTTAGTTCTCAAGGTCCGGGAGTTAATATTTGGACGGCAGGTGAAATGATTATAAGTTGTTCTGACGGCAGTGCAGGCGGACCATACTACCATAATAACAATTATTGGCAAGAGAGAAAGCAAGGAACATCTATGGCTAGTCCTCAGGCGGCAGGAATGGCGGCTTTAGTATACCAAATGCACCCCGATTGGACGCCTAAACAAGTTGTAAGTTTTATGACCGAAAATGCTATTCAAGATAGCTTTTATTCTTCAGATGCTAATAGTGGATTAGATAATGATTATACTAATCAATGGTCTCTATTTGGTAGTAAAGGTAATGTTGCTTATATACCGATGTCTAATCGTAAACCTTGGAATTATGGTTAAAGTTAATAATGATAAATATGAGTAGGAGATAAAAATGGCAGTAACATCAATAAACGTAGGTACTTTAGCAAATGACGGTACAGGTGACGATTTAAGAGAAGCATTTATTAAAGTTAATAATAATTTTACTGATTTAGATGCTAGAAATCCTGAAAAAACAACAGCTTCTAATTTATTAGCTGATGATGCCACTACTAAAGGTTTATTTTCTACAGTAACAGACTTTGATTTAAAATTTAAAAGTCTTAAAGCAGGACCAAACGTTAGTTTTAGTTCTGATGCCAATCAAATTACTATAACTTCATCAGGAATTGTTAGTATTCAAGTTGTAACTGATTCAGGAAGTCTTAACCCAATAGGAAGTACTGGATTAGCTAGATTTTTAGGTACTGGAGCAACACAAACATCTGGTGTTGGCACTGACGTAACAATAGATTCAAAATTAATTAGAGAAATAGCACCATCTTTAGGTGGAAACTTAGACGCGGCAGGAAATAATATTACTAATCTAGGTACTTTAACAGCTCAAAACGTAGATGGACTTGTAAAAGGTATAGATGTTGGTAATATTGATTCTGTTGTAGGCTTTGATATGGGCGGAATTGTTCCTACTGCTGTTAGTAACCTAATGCAATGGTTTGAAAGTTTAAAACCACTTGATATGGGTACTCCAGCCTCTCCAAACGCAACAAACGTAGATTTAGGTTCTTTAGCATAATTGTTCTTACGATAAATATTAAAAAAGGATAGTAATCGTATGTCATTATGGAGCGTCACAACCGGTCATAATTTAGGAACTTATCAAGAAAAGGTTCCTACAACTATAAACCTACCAGTAGTAGGTTCTCCTTCCACTATGCTAATTGCAGGAACTTTACCAGCAGGAACAAGATTAACTAACAATACACTTACAGGTACATTTTTTGAAGTACCTAGAAATACAGAATATAAATTTGTTTTAAGAGCGATAGATACTGCTCCACCTGATCCAATCATAGAAGATAGAACTTTTATAGTTAACGTACAAGGTCCAGATGCACCTGTTTGGATTACACCTGAAGGAACTTTAAAAGTTGGAGCAAATGATCAACTTTTTATATTAGATAGTTCTTATATAAGTTATCAATTATCAGTTACTGACTCTGATTTAAGTGCAGGCGACACATTAAAATATTATATTCCTAGTGATGGAGGAAATTTACCACCAGGAGTTACATTAAGTGACAGTGGAAAATTAACTGGAATAATTGATCCTATACTAGCTTTAGATATTCAGTCAGGAACAGGTTTTTATGATTCAAACAATTATGCATCTTACCCATTTGACTTTGGTAGCGTAGGAGCATATCCGTCAAGCAGTTATTATTTTGATATTCAACAAAATTACGCATTCTTTAATGAAAATAATAAAATAAGATCAGCAAGAAAACTTAATAGATATTATGAATTTAAAGTAAATGCGACTGACGGTGATACTATTCAAAGTAGAACATTTCAAATTTTTGTAGTAGGTGATGACTTCCTTAGAGCAGATAATACTATTATGCAAGTTGGCTCCGGAGTTTTTACTTCAGATGGAACATATTTAAGAGAACCACAATGGTTAACACCATCAGATCTCGGTTTTAAAAGAGCAAATAATTACGTAACTATTTTCTTAGAATTATATGACCCAAATACAGTACCAGGTACAGTATCTTATATATTAGAATCTAAAAATGATGATGGTAGTCTTAGTACATTACCAACAGGAATGTCTATAGATGCTTTAACAGGAGAAATAACAGGTCGAGTACCTTATCAACCTGCAATTACTAAAGAATACAAATTTACAGTATCAGCAACTAGATATGATTTACAATCTTCATTAGTAGCAGTTTCAATAAATCCTTATGAAGATCAAATGCAAGGAACTGCAAATTTAAAAGTAGCAAAATTACCATTAGGAACAGCAGATGGTATATCAGATTTAGAAGAATTAAAAAATCAAGAAATAGTTGTTAATGATAATAATTATAAAATATTAGGATATGATGATAATAATGACAAATATGATGTATTACAACTTGATAAAAGTTTAATTGGAACAGATTTAAAAGTTTTTACAGGTGCAGTTTATCAAGCATCAACATTTAAAACAAATCCTACATTAATTAATAGAGCGGCTAATGAAATTTTCATTTATAATAGAGCAGATAAAAATAGATACATTGGAAAAATTTTAAAATTTAGTGCAACTGAAGAATATAAAATTGAAAATGTTCAAACAGTATTAAATGAAGGAGAACCTGCAGATCAAGGAATTACAAATGCTACTGCAATAGATAAATTAGTTCTTAATGTAAATCTTACTAGAAGTTTTGTAGATAGTGAAAATATTAGTGTTGGTGCATTTAAAGGAGCTACTACATTTAAACAATTTATTGTAACTCCTTCTCAAAGTGTTGTTACATTACCTAAAGCAACTAAAACATTTACAGTTAAAATTTTAGGAGAAGTTGATAGTACAATATCTTGGAAAACTGATACTGATTTAGGATCTATTAACGCAAGTTACACTAGTACATTTAAAATAGAAGCCACAAGTACTGTTCCTGATGCTAAAATGAAATATTTTTTAACAGATGGCACATTGCCACCAGGACTTACATTAACAATTAATGGTGAAATCATAGGTAAAGTTAATCAATATGGTGATGGAACTATTGCCGGTTTAACTTTCTTTGAAAATGGTTTAACTTTTGATGGTGAATTAACTTCAATAGATAGAAAATTTACATTTACGGTAACTGCTAGAGACAGATATGGATTTAGTGCAGTGCCTAAAACATTTTCAATATCAGTTAAAGTTCAAGGAACTACATTATACAGTAATTTGTATGTTCAACCATTACTTAATTTAACATCAAGAGATTCATTTAGAACATTTATATCAGATCCTAATATATTTGATCCGCAATACATTTATAGAGAAACTGACCCGACATTTGGTGTACAAAAGAAACTAAAAATGTTAATGTATGCAGGAATAGAACAAAAATCAATTGCTCATTACGTTTCTGCAACTGCATCAAATCATAAAAGAAAAAAATACAAATTAGGTGATGTAAAAATTGCTGAAGCAAAATATGAAGGAACAAATACTATAGCATATGAAGTTGTATATGTAGATGTTGTAGATCCTCAAGATAATAAAGGAACTAAAGTAGCAAAAAGTTTCAAAATGGCAAATACTCAAACATTTAAAGTGAATCAAACACAAATTGAAGTTACAGATGACACTACAAAATTAAATGTAGGGGGTTCTACATATACAATATTTCTACAAAATAATTCAAAAGTATCTACTCAAGCTATAGGGGAAGATTTACAAATTTATGCAAGAGAAGGTCGACTTTTCTTAGATTTAACTGCTGGTACACTTACAGTTACGTTAGTAGATGGTAGTACTGTGGCAAATGTTGGATCAGTAGTTTACAATAAATCAGATCCTTTTAGATTTAGACCTAAAGGTGGTGTTATAAAAGTAGATACTAGCATTCTAAACACAGACTCTTCTGATGAGAATAGATTTATTGCTAATACAACAAATATGAGAGATAATATTGCTGGAATAGGATCTTCAGCACCCGGATTTTTGCCTCTTTGGATGAGAACTGCTCAAGCAGGTACAGTTCAGCAATTAGGCTTTGTAACTGCTATACCATTATGTTATTGTACGCCCAGATCTGGTGCCACAATAGCTTTGGCTATTAAAAATAGTGGTTTTGATTTCAAAACTATTGACTTTGAAATAGATAGGTATATAATAGATAGTACAACAGGAGTAGCACAGGAACAATATGTACTCTTTCCTGATTATGAGTACAACATATAAGATAAATAATTGTAGGATATAAGATATGGCAAGTAATATAGACACAACTAGCATAGATGCAACGTTTCCAGTAGCTGGACAAGACAATAACAGCCAAGGATTTAGAGACAATTTCAATGTAAGTAAGAATAATTTTACTGCGGCTAAATCAGAAATTGAAACTTTGCAAACTAATACTGCAAAATTAAATGCAGAAAATAACTTTTCAGGTAATGTAGTTACTGGTGCAACATTTAAAGGTAATTACATAAAGCATTTTGACGGTGGTGCTATAACAAGCGGACAAAATGTTAGCTTAACTAACGGTAATTTTCAAACATTTAATATAGGAGCTGATCTTACATTAACTTTAGCAGATTGGGCCACTCAAGCAAATGTATTACAAAGCCTTGTAGTATCAGTAGTAAGTGATGGTTCAACTCGTGCGTTAACTTGGGCGGCAAGTGGTGGATCTATAAAAGCGGATGGTAATATGCCTTCACCCTTTAATGTTACAAGTAATTCTAATGTGATGGTTGTTGAATTTTGGACGTATAACCAAGGTGTCACAGTATTTGCTAGATATCTTGGAACATTTACGTAATGACACAAATAAACAATTTACATCCGTTGAATGACGACCTTTCACAATTTTCTACAGCACAATTAGAACAAAAATTAAACGAACTTAGAAGTAAATTTTTCAAAGCAAGAAATCCTCACCTAAGAAATCAACTTAATTTCTTTATAACAGATTATCAAGAAGAATTGAGAGCAAGATTAGCCAAAGAAGCTAATAAATTGGCTAAAGACCAAGGAAAAGATCTTGACAATCTTATCAATATAGATTAAAATAGTAATAAATGCAAATTGATAAATTAGGGTTACCAAAATATGGTACCGATGACTTAATGGACCTTATCTATAAAGGTAAGGAAGATTTGTTGTTTAATGTATTAGCAGATGACAACGAAGAAACAAAAAAATTTAATAAATCCGTTGAATTAACTGGTACAGGTCAACAACTTAAATTTTATAAATCATTAGACATTGATTTAAAATCTTTTGATAAACTTTTACAAAATGAATGGTTTATGCCAAACAGTTACAAGAGTTTCGATATAGAAACATATGTTCGTAGCATATGTCCAGGTGACCAAAATAGCATTAATAGAGTAAATGAAGAATTAGAAGCATTTAAAGAAATGGGTTTTACAAACCTATTAAGATTTTTACATTATCTTGTCAATTTTATGAAGGAAAACAATATTATATGGGGTGTAGGACGTGGAAGTTCGGTTGCTAGTTACGTATTGTTCTTATTAGGTGTCCATAAAATAGACTCATTACAATATAATCTAAACTGGCGAGAGTTCCTTCGCTAAATACATATATAATATACTAGGAGAATAAAATGGCAGTAAGACAAACAGGACAAAAAGTTTACAAAACAATGCAAGGTAAACAGGTTGATATGGATCTTTTGAGAAAAAGAAACGAACTTACTCCTGCGGTAGGCAATGCTCGTGTAAATGCACGTGGTGATGAATTAGGCCCAGGTGGAAAGATTGCTAAAAAAAGAGAAGAAGTATTAGAAGATTACTACAGAGATCATCCTCAAAAGGTTGCTGATATTAAAGTAAAACCACCTGCAGAAGAGCCAAAAAAAGAAGTTAAAAAAGCAGAAGAACCAGTCGCACAAAAAGAAGACGAGTGGGTAGAAGACGCAGACGGCAATTTTGTAAAAAAATAACATTAACTAATACTAATGTTCGACCCTCCAAAATTAAAATATTTCATTAAAGGCAATATAACACCTATCCATGACAGAGTTTTAGTCTCTGACATGGAATTTGGCGAATCAAAAACCAAAGGTGGACTTATTATCGGAAGTGACGATGGACACACTAGAGGTATTAAACCTAGATGGTGTAAAGTAGTTTCTAAAGGTCACAAAAATAAAGACACATACAAAAAAGGAGACTGGATCTTAGTCGAACACGGACGATGGTCAAGAGGTTTCAGTTTTGCAGATGAAAACGAAAAAGAAACGGTACTCCGAATTGTAGAAGCCAAAGCAGTAATGATGACTGGAAATTACAAACCAAAAGATTGGTATCAAGCCAGATTAAAATATAGCCCCGGCGGCGACCTATTAGAATAACAAATCACTTGACTAAAATCGTTCTTTATCATATACTACGTATATGAGATTACCAGAAGCCAAAAAATCCGGAATTAACACAACAGGTCTAACAGGAATAACATTAATGGTACTCCATTTAACTGGTATAATTACTGGTTGGTATTGGGTGGTGTTATATGTTATACTAATTTTATCAGGTATAGGCCAAGAATATAGAAATTTAAATATTGATTAAATGCAAGAACTATGGGTAGAAAAATATAGACCTAAAAAAATTGATGAATATGTATTTAGAGATGATCATCAAAGAAAACAGGTCCAACAATGGTTAAAAGAAAAGACTATTCCACATCTTTTGTTTTCAGGTACTGCTGGTATCGGTAAAACAACACTTGCAAAAATTCTTTTAAACGAATTACAAGTTAATGACCTTGACGTATTAGAAATAAATGCAAGTAGAACAAATTCCGTAGACGAAGTAAGAACAAACATCATTAATTTTGTACAAATGATTCCGTTTGGTGAGTTTAAAGTAGTATTACTAGACGAAGCAGACTATTTAAGTCCAAATGCACAGGCGGCGTTACGTGGTGTAATGGAAGAATACCATACAACATCAAGATTTATATTAACTTGTAACTATCCTAATAGAGTTATACCAGCACTTCATTCAAGATGTCAAGGTTTTCATATAGAAAGAATTGATCAAACAGAATTCACAGCAAGAGTGGCAGAAATATTAATGCAAGAAGGTGTTACACCCGATCTTAACACATTAGACACTTATGTAAAAGCAACTTATCCTGATTTAAGAAAATGTATTAATACTGTACAAATGAATACACAAGAAGGAAAGTTAATTGAGCCACAAAAAGCAGATACAGGTGATTTAGATTACAAATTACAAATGGTTGAACTGTTTAAAGCAGGAAAAATAAGCGAAGCAAGAAAATTAGTATGTAGTCAAGCAAGGCCAGACGAAATAGAAGACATTTATAAGTGGTTATATGACAATATTAGTTTATTTGGTGACGAACAAAAACAAGAGAAAGCAATATTAATTATTAAACAAGGATTAGTGGATCATTCATTTGTTGCAGATCCCGAAATTAACTTATCTGCAACAATGATTAAATTACAAAATCTATAATATTCTTATGAAATGGGTTTTAGCTGAATTAAAATATAAACCTATGATGTTTGAAGTAGTAAAAGATGGCAACTATGTCGTTTGTGCTGTTTCGGGTAAACATATTCCTTTAGATGAACTTTTATATTGGAATGTTGATAAGCAAGAAGCTTATGCAGGACCTAAAGAAGCTCAAGAAAGATATGAAGAATTAAGGAAAGTAGAATGAACGTAGAATTAATAGATAAAATGGGTACTGATTTGTCGGTCGTAAATGCCGCTAGAGTATCTTACGCAAAAACAAAAGAACAATTTGAAGATAAAGACGAAAAACTAATTGCATTCTTGGCTAAACATAATCATTGGTCACCTTTCGGACACGCATCATTACAATTTAGAATTAAAGCACCTATATTTGTTGCAAGACAACTTGTAAAACATCAAGTTGGATTAATATGGAATGAAGTTAGTAGACGTTATGTAGATTATCCACCCGAATTATTCAAACCGGACACTTGGAGAGGACGACCTATAAATTCTAAACAAGGTTCTGATGGTACAGTTGATTTAGGAGCAACTGTTGACCATAACTTAGAAACAACAATGCAAAGTTGTTTAATACTTTACAATACATTAATTGATAAGGGTGTTGCACCCGAACAAGCACGAATGGTTTTACCTCAAAGTATGATGACTGAATGGTTTTGGTCTGGTAGCTTGTATGCGTTTGCTAGAGTATGCAACCTTAGGTGTAAACCCGATGTGCAAAAAGAAACAAGAGACATTTGCAATCAAATCTCTAACGAGTGTAGTAAATACTTTCCTATAAGTTGGAAATACTTAAAAGAAAATGATGAATAGAATTTATACGGTTGCCGGATGGATCGCGATTGCAGTAGTACTTGGAATTGTGGTATACGGTATACTGATAATATTTTAATTAAGGATTAATATAAATGTACAAGCCATTGCCAGATGGGCTTACTATTAAACCATCTAATGTTCAAGGACTAGGACTATATGCTACAAAAGACTTTGAAGCAGACACAGTCTTAGGAATAGTTCATATAGAAAATAAAAATTTTCCTCATGGTTACATTAGAACAGCCTTAGGTGCCTTTTATAATCATTCAGATGACCCTAACTGTAAAAATACTAAAGGTTATTGGCATCAATTACCTGTAAAATACCTTATAACAATTAAAGACATTAAAGCTGGTGAAGAATTAACAGCAAAATATACATTATACAATAATTTTGATGAAAAAGGAGACTAATGGAAGTTCCAGGTCGAGTATATAGAGCAAGTCATATATTAGTAAGCCATATAGAAGCAGAACGTTCTACTAGAACAATGTGTAGAGAAGAAGCACTATTTTTAGCTGGAGCAATTAGTGAAGAAATAAGAACAGGCAAGTATACCTTTGATCAAGCCGCAAAAATCTATAGTGATTGTCCTAGTGGCAAAGCAAATAGCGGAAATTTAGGAACATTTCCAGCAAATAAAATGGATCCTGATTTTATTACATATGTAGACAACTTAAAACCAGGCGAAATCAGTGGTCCTTGCCCCACTGTTTACGGTTTTCACCTTATTAGGAGAAACTAGTCATTAGATAAATATAAAAAAGGGACCTAATATGCACGATACAATAGATGTAGTTAAAGCAGTACAAAACGTATTTGATAGTGACACCGCTTTCACGGTGCTCAAGGACTTTGAACGAGTACTTGATGAATTAGACTTATATGTTTATGATAATTGGCAGGATGGCGAGTTAGCCGCGGGTCCAATAATTAAAAGACACTTTGTATCATGTACTTTTATGTGGCCTAGAAAACAAATGCCCGATCCAATGGGTGGTAAAAGACTTACAGACTACGAGTGCAAAGTATATTTCAAAAAAGATGAACTTATGGTTCCAAGACAAATTTTAGAACCAGGGGATATGAGAGCAGGAACTAAAAAAGGTAAGCTAGACAAAGCACCTATTTGGTTAGTAGAAATTTTAATGCCGAAAGAATTAATTCGAAGCATACATAGTGGTTACGAACAAGAAGAAATATATGCAAAAGAACCTGCAACTTCAGAAGAAATACCTGCAGAACAACAAGTAGAACCTGCTGATGCAACAGACCCAGTACCAGCACCAGAACCTACTGCAGAACCTGGTGGAGAGTTTTAATGGGACTTCAAAAAAACGATTTAGAATTTACTACTGATAGTATATTTGAAATTGACTCTTTTAAATCAAAAATGGGAGACGATAAAGATATAGTAGTTCTTAGTTTCTCTGTTCTTGGAGAACAACCAGCATTAGATTTAGTAAATTTTATAGAAAAAGGATATCCTTTTGTATTAGATGCTGACAAAAGCAGTGGAGAACAAGCTGATGGCAAATATAGAGTATTTGTAGAGCTAGAAAGAAACAATAAAGTTGCAAAACAAGTGTCAGAACTATTAGACGGTATAGGAAAATTAACAAACTTAAACGAATTTAAATTTAGATACTATAAAAACTTCAAAAGTCTTTCTGCAGACGCAAAAACATTAGATGAAGTTATTCCTTTTGATCCTACTGCATATGAAACATCAATAGGTGAAGCACCTATGGAAAATTATAAAAATTTCTTTAAAGATAGTTATGTTGATGATATAATTTTAGAAGATACAACATTAATCCTTAAAAAAAGACGACATGATCCATTATTTTTTGAATTTTTGGATTATGGTAAGACCAAAGAAGTACTAAAATCAATTAAAGAATCCTATGAATTCAATAAATTTCCTGAAATAATTTTCTTAAGTAAGTATATAGGGGACTATAATATATCTATATATGGAAACAAGTATGTTCTTGAAAACAAGAACTTCTGTATAGTGCTTAAGAAAAAATATGAAACTATCAACTAATTTTACAACAGAAGAATTTACAAGAAGTCAAACAGCAATACGTCAAAATATTGATAATACCCCTACGGAAGAACATATTGAAAATATGCAACTTCTATGTGAAATGGTTCTTCAACCAGTTAGAGAACATTTTGGTCCAATAGCAATTAATTCAGGATATAGAGGAACTGTATTAAACAAAGCCATTGGTGGATCATGGAAATCACAACATTGTCTAGGCCAAGCGGCTGATATTGAATGCCCTGGTACATCTAATCGTTATGTAGCTCAATGGATTTCAGATAATTGTACTTTCGACCAAGTAATTTTAGAATATAATAACCCCGAAATACCCGATTCAGGATGGGTTCATGTTAGTTATAATCGTGGATCTAATCGAATGCAACGTCTACGAGCTTTAAAAGAAGACGGCAAAACTGTTTATAAAAACGGGCTCACAGAATAATCAATAAATACATACATAATGAAGGAAGAGCAATATTGTAATAATTGTGGTCGAAAAGCACATTGTGGTGAGGTCTTAAAAGAAACTCAGACCGACTATGATGGCAGAACATATGAAATTATAGTATGTGTTCATTGTAGGTGCGAATAAAATGTTTGGAAGTATAAGATTAATTTTTACAGTTCTAATAATCAGTGGTATTGCGGGTGCAGGAATGTACGTAATGAAACTACGATCAGATAACGCTATCCTTAAGGCAAATCAAATACAATTAGAAACTGCTATTACAGAACAAAACAAAGTTTTAGTACAACAAAAAGAAGACTTTGAAGCAATAATGGAAAGTAATAAAAAATTAAACGTACTAATACAAACTTTCAAAAAAGATTTAAATGAATTAGATAAAAGATTTAATAAGAAAAAAAGAGATGTTGGCAAACTAGCAATAGCAAGAACAAAAGCAATTGAAAGAATTATAAACAAAGGTGCCGAGAATGCCCAAAGATGTGTTGAGTTGGCATCAGGTGCCGAACACACAGAAGAAGAATTAAAAGCAACAAAAAGATCGGAGATTAATCCGGAATGCCCAAGTTTAGCAAACCCGAGTTACGTACATTATGAGTAAAATTATTGCATTAGTATTAATAGTGTTTTTAACCGGTTGTTCAATAGGTGGTGAGAAAAAAATAAAAATATTCTCAATTGAAAAACCAAGAGAAAAACTTGATTATCCAATGCCAACAGCATTAGAGTTAGAACAACTTAAATGGATAGTCATTACAAGTGCAAACGCAGAAGAAGTATTTGCTAAACTAGAAGCGGCAGGAATAGATCCTGTACTGTTTGGTTTAACAGACAAAGACTTTGAATTATTAGCGAAAAACTTTGCACAAATAAGACAAAAATTACAAGAAACAAATAACTTACTAAAAGAATATAAGAAATATTACGAGCCTGAAGACAAGAAGAAGTCAGATAAATAACTACATAGTTAATTAACAAAGGAAAAACATGGAATTTATAATAGCACTTGCAATGAAATTTTGGCAATGGACTTTAGTTATTGCTTTCATCATTATCGGCTTTCTTATAAACGTATTAGACAAAAGAAAACCTAATAAACTTAAATTTACATACACTGAACTACCTCACTTACAAGCACTTAAAATATCTACAAAAGGAATAGGCTTTTTTAAAGGTATATTAATGTGGATACTATCAACAAGAAACTGGGTTACTACAAAAGACTGGCACTACAACATAAATGGTGAAGATTATGTGATCCCTAAAGGTTTCCAATTTGATGGTGCAAGTATTCCAAAGTTCTTAAGAACTTTTTTCTCTCCAGTTGGGGTATTATTAGTTGGTGGACTTGTACACGACTACGGTTACAAGTACGCAACACTATTAAAGAAAAATAAAAAAGAAACTATTGGTATTAAAGACCAAAAATGGATGGATGAATTATTCAGAAACATTAACATTGAAGTCAATGGCTTCTATACTATGAACTACCTAGCATACTGGTCATTAAGACTAGGCGGTTGGTTTGCATGGAACGGACATAGAAAAAGAGATTCTAAGATTGAGGGTATAAAATAATTATGGCTGAATTAAAAGAAGATATGTTAGTTTCTAAAGATAAAGTTAAAGTTAAAAGAACCACAGAAGAATATGAACTTGCTAAAACTGATCTTGTACCCGACCAAGGCGACGAAGCACCTACTTGGTACAACAAAACAGCAGGTCTTATTGACAAGTTTAGATTTATACCTCGATTAGTAATGTTGGCATACATCTATGCTTTTTATAAATCAGTAACCTGGTTTATGGGTTTAGTAGATCCAACAAATGCTCAGGCAATGTTTATATCAACTATTGTTGGTGCCGGCGCGGCATTCTTTGGTTTATACGTTGGAAAACCCGGCGCTTCTCTTCCTAAAAACAAAAAATAATCAAAAAACAATATCAAAATCCACTTAAATACATTTACAACTTGACTTTTTGGTAAAAAGTTGTTATATTACTATTATGGCAGATTACTATGATATATTAGGTGTTAAACGAGGGGCTTCTGTAGACGATTTAAAAAAAGCATACAAAAAGAAAGCTATGAAACACCACCCAGACAGAGGTGGAGACGAACAACAGTTTCAGAAAATTAACGAAGCATACGACACCCTTAAAGATCCTCAAAAAAGAACTACGTATGACCAGTTCGGCGAAACTGGACAACAAGGTTATACGAGAACCTATACTAGTGGCGACTTTGGTGGATTCCCTCACGATATAGGTGATGTAATAAATGATTTCTTTGGAGGAGGGCCTAGTCCTTTTGGACGAAGACAAAGAATGCGAAATAAAGATATATCAATTCAAACTACAATAGATTTAGAAGATGTAATGAGTGGTAAATCTTTAATTGCAACTTATAGATTGTCTAATGGAAGACAACAAAGTGTAAATCTTGAATTACCTGCTGGAATAGAATCCAATACTACAATAAAATTTGCCGCTCTTGGTGATAATTCAATAGCAGGAGTACATAGAGGAGATTTAATGGTTAGAATTAGAGTAGCTCCTCATAGAAAATGGCATAGAGACGGAGCAAATTTACATTGTATAGAAAAAGTAAGTGTATTTGATTTATTATTAGGAACTAAAAAAGAAATAAGAACAATAGATAACAAAAATTTAGCTATTACAATTCCTAAAGGGTGTCAACCAGGTACAGTATTAAGTATTAATGAGCAAGGATTACCTAAATTGCACGGAAGAAGCAGAGGTAATATCTATATGACAGTACAAGCTGAAATACCTAACATAAACGACCCGGAAATGTTAAAACTTTTACAGAGAATAAAATATGGAACTAATTAGATATCCAAATGAATTTTTAGACAAAAAAGTTAAACCTTTTGACTGGGAAAATTTGGATTCTGAAAAAATTGAACAAGAAATGATATCTATTATGATGAATAATGATGGTATCGGCCTGGCGGCAAATCAAGTTAGCTTAGATGCAAGAGTTTTTACAATATTTCCAAAAAGAACTAAAGGAATTACTAAACCTCTTGCTATAATTGACCCTACAATTGAGCAAATAAGTCTTAATAAAATTGAAGATGTAGAAGGTTGTCTTAGTTTTCCAAAATTATGGATTAAAGTTAGAAGACCAGAAAAGGTTACCGTTAAATTCCTTGACAGCAAACAAAAAGAGTGTATAATGGAGTTTAGTGGTTATGATGCAAGATGTTTTTTGCATGAATACGACCATTTGGAGGGTATAACGTTCGTTAATCCTGCAAGAGTCAGTAAATTAAGATTAGATATGGCTTTAAAGAAGCAAAAAAAAGCAATAAAGGAATTAGAACATGGTAGAGCCTAGTCAAGAGTTACAATTAGTTTTTGATAAAGCAGTTGTTGATGCTAAAAAGTTAAAGCATGAATACGTAACTGTAGAGCATTTACTATATGCAATGCTATGCACTGACAAATTTGTAAATATGATTAAAGGGTTTGGTGCAGATGTTGAAGATTTAAGAACAGAAGTAGAACAATACCTTAAAAATAAATTAAAAACTATAACACTTGAAAATATTTCAAAATATAAACCTAAAAAAACAACAAGTGTAGAAAGAATACTAAACAGAGCATTTACACAGGTGTTGTTTAGTGGTAGAAGTCATATAGATATTACAGATGTATTTCTAAGTATGATGAGTGAAAAGAAAAGTTGGGCTTATTACTTCATTATGAAGACTGAAATAAGCAAAGACAAGTTTCAAGAGTATGTTTCTGCAGAAATGGAATCTTTATATGAAGATGAAGTTGATCAATCCGCGGCAAAAAGAGCATTAGGTCTTTATACTACAAATTTAAACAGCGAAGTTAAAAAGAAAAGAATAGATCCTGTAATAGGTAGAGTAGAAGAGTTGAATTCTATAGCATTAGCATTAGGAAGAAGAACTAAAAATAATGTAATCCTAGTAGGAGATCCTGGAGTGGGTAAAACTGCTATTGCAGAAGGACTAGCATTTAATATAGAAAAAGGAACTTGCCCTGATTTTTTAAAAGATTACAAAATATATAATTTAGATATTGGTGGAATGTTAGCTGGTTCTAAATATAGAGGAGATTTTGAAGAAAGATTTAAACTTGTATTATCTGCATTAAAAAAGAAAGGTAAAACTATTTGTTTTATAGATGAAGCACACAATATTAGTGGAGCAGGTGCTGGTGGGACTACAAATAGTAATGATTTAGCTAATTTATTAAAACCAGTATTAACTAAAGGTGACCTTAAAGTTGTTGCATCAACTACTTGGGAAGAATATAGAAAGTATTTTGAAAAAGATAGAGCATTAATGAGAAGATTTCAAAGAATATCTGTAGATGAACCTGATAAACCAACTACAGTTAAAATATTACACGGACTTAGAAAGTATTATGAAGACTTTCACAGTATTGCAATAACGGATCAAGCAATTAATGAAGCAGTTAAAACCAGTGTTAAGTATCAAAGCGATAAAAAATTACCTGATAAGGCAATTGATCTAATAGATTTAGCTTGTAGTAGATTTAATCTTAAAGATCCTAATACCGAAAAAGTAATTGGAGCAGAAGAAATTCAATTTGAAATAGCAAAAGCTGTTAAAATGCCAGTTGAAAACATTCAACAAAAAGAATCTTCAGCTCTTAATAACTTAGATAGAAATATGAAAAGCGGTGTATTCGGACAAGACAAAGCCATAGAAGCAATTATTGATAAAATTATGGTAGCACACGCAGGATTAAAAAGAGATAATAAACCAATTGGATCATTTGTGTTTATGGGCCCAACTGGTTGTGGTAAAACAGAAACAGCAAAACAACTTTCAACTCATTTAGGTGTAAAATTAGTTAGATTTGATATGTCAGAATATCAAGAAAAACACGCAGTTGCAAAATTAATTGGATCACCTCCAGGATATGTTGGATTTGAAGAAAATACAGGATTGCTTATTACAAAATTACAAGAACATCCTAATTGTGTATTATTATTAGATGAAATAGAAAAAGCACACCCAGACGTAAGTCAAATATTACTTCAAATAATGGATGAAGGAACAATTATGGGTAACAATGGTAAAGAAGCAGACTGTAAAAATATTACATTAATTTTAACTACTAATTTAGGTGCAGATCAACTAGATAAAAATGTTATGGGATTCAATGACTCCCAATCTACTAGCGAATATGATGATAAAGAGATGAAAAAATTCTTTCCACCAGAATTTAGAAACAGATTAGATGGTACTATTGTATTCAAAAAACTATCTAAAGAAATACTGATAAAAATTGTTGGTAAATTTATGCTAGAACTTAAAATGTTACTAAAAGACAAAAATACAGTATTAGAATTAAGCGATGAAGCCATAGACTGGTTAGTAGAAAAAGGACATGACGATAAAATGGGTGCTAGACCTATGCAAAGACTCATAGATGAGAGAATTAAGAAGCCCCTGTCCAAAGAATTGCTATTTGGTAAGTTAAAAAATGGTGGTAAAGCTAAAATAGACGCCAAAGACAAAGAAATTACAATAATCTACGAAGAAGCTGTTAAACTCATCAAGAGTTAGCCTTGCACCTTAGGACAGGCATATAGGATAAATATCAGTATGTCAGCTATTAGCGAAACAATAATGTCAGCAACTACCCACCCGGGAGATAGTACAGTCGAGACTGTAGAAGGTACTGCCTATAAAGGTGATGGGTATTACAGCAGAGCAGATGGGTTTCATACTGCTCAAATAACAGTTGCAGGCTTTATAGGTACTATTAAATTACAAGCCACGTTAGCAACTACGCCTACAGCTACTGATTGGTTTGATATTAGTGATGTTACACATACTAGTACTGCAACAACTGATGCAGAAGCAGATGGTTCAAAAGTTTTTAATTTTACAGGAAATTTTGTTTGGGTAAGAGCACACTTGGTATATACTGACGGATCAATTAATTCCGTGAAGTTAAACCATTAAGGAGAATTATGAAAATTAACGAATTTACAGATTATCAAATGCCAACAGAGTTGGACTATAATATAATGGATGATATTCATTATTTTATGATTAATGACCCTAACTTTTATAGAAAACATTATTTTCCAACTATAGATAAAGCTAAAAAAGAAGGCAATAACTCAACTATAAAACCTTTAATAGATACAGCAATCAATTTATACTTTAAACAATTTGATGTAAAGGCTAGACCCGAAAGAGTTATTAAAGATGAAGACAAAGAATCTTTACAACAAAAAATTATTGATACTGAAGCAGAACAAGACGAGATCGATAAAGAGAATGAGAATGCATAATGAGATCAAAGGAGTTTACCGAAGCTATAACTAAACCTGCATCTTTCGCCTTCGGTCGATTTAATCCTCCTACTATTGGTCATCAAAAATTAATAAACACAATCCAAGCACAACCTGGCGATCATTTTTTATTTTTAACACATACTCAAAAAGCAAACACAGATCCTTTAGGATTTGCTGAAAAACTGTTTTTTGCTCAACAAATGTTTAAAGGTATTAAAATAGGTGATCCAAATGTTAGAACAATTATTCAAGCCATGCAAAAATTAGAGTCAATGGGTTATACACATATTACCTATGTTGCAGGAAGTGACAGAGTTAAACAGTTTAATGAACTATTAAACAAATATAATGGATCAGAATATCAATTTGATAACATTAATACTGTAAATGCAGGAACAAGAGACCCTGATTCAGATGGTGTAGAAGGTGTAAGCGGTAGTAGAGTACGTGATATGGCTTCTAGAGGGGACGAAATTAACTTTTTAAGGGCAATTCCGGGCGATAAAAAGCTGGCTAAAATGCTGTATAATAAATTGAGATCTAAATTAAATATGCCGGCATAATAATAAATATGTTATATATGGAAATTGCAACATTAAAAAAATTAGCAGGCATAACAGATTCTGAACCAAGTGAGTCAGAATATAATATGACTCATACTGCACAGGCAATTAAAGACAGGGAGAAAGCATTAGGATTAAGACCTGGAGATCCAGGATGGTTTAAATTATGGTTTAGAAGACCACTTATGCAAAAAACTAAAGGAATTAGAGGTAGAAAAATATAATGAATTTAC